CTTTATTAAAATTAAAAAATAAAAAATTATATGAATTTACTGCTACACCTCAATCAATTGAATTGTTAAGAAGAAAAGGTGAACGAGGAGTATTACAATCTCAAGTATTATTATATCAAGCATATCAAAGATATTTAAAAAGAATTGGTCAAGAAGTTCCAAGTACTCATTTTGGTTTAATGATGAGAAACAGATGGACAGATGGTAAATTATCTTACAATCAATTTGCTCACGAAGTTAGTAAAGCTAGATTAAATGAATTTAGTCACGAGATTCCTGAAGTTGCATTAGGTGCAAGAATAACAGAAAGATTTGTATATAAACCTATTGGAGAAGAAATGGTTCAATTAGGATTACATACAGAACATTTAACTAGAAGAATTGGTATAGTTGAAGGAATTTTACAAAGTATGAAAAAGAAAGGTACTTCATCTGGATCTTATAAAAAAACAGATGGTACTACAGCTACTTATACTAAAGCTCAATTAGAAGCTAATTTAGCTGAAGCTAAAGAGCTATTAGCTCATAAACAAAAGTATGGTGGTTTAAGAAAAAATTATATTAACATTATTTATAATAAACAAATGATAGATAAATTACCTGCTAAGTTTAAAGAAATTGTAGCAGCTGATTTAATTAGACAAGGCAGAACAATTAGTTCAGCAGCATTAAATCAATTAGTTAAAGATCTATCTACTATGATGCCTTTTGTTAGACGAGATTCTATTAAAGGTAATGAAATGGAAATGTTTGTATTTCAAAGACCAAGATTTGCTAGAGCAACACATGTAAGAAATTTAGATCTTACATCTCAAGGTCAAAAAGAATTATTAGAAGCTGGATTTATTATTGGTGATACTAATATATTAATGAAGACTTATTACAGGCAAGTATATCCAGATATATTATTAACTAGAAAATACGGAGATCCTAATGGATTAGGTTATAAATATATTAATGAAGCTGAGTCTATGACAAGTCGAGGATTACTTCAAATAAGAGAAGAATATTCTGCTCGTATTTTTAATGCTAAAACTAAAAAACAAAAAGATTTTTTAATTAAAGAAAAGAATCAAGTTTTAGAAGATTTAGAATCAGCAATAGAATTAATTAGAGGTACATATGGATTACCTAGTAATCCTCACGCTTGGTATTCAAAAGGTATGAGAACTATGAAGCATTGGAATGCATTAACAATGTTAACTGGTTTTATGGCAGCAGCTCCCGATGTTGCCAGAGTATTAATGACTTCGGGATTACAAAGAGGATTTAAAAGTCAATTCGAAGTTTTTACTAAAGGTTTTAGTAATGGGTTATTTAAGATGGGTAAAAAAGAAGCTCAAAGATGGGCAGAAGCAATTGATATGCTTACAGGTCAAAGAGCTATGTTATTTTCAGATACATCAGATATGTTAGGTATGCCTAATAGAATTGAATCATTTATGGGTAAAGCATCTATGTTTAATTTTATGTATATTAATATGATGTCTAGATGGACAGAATTTACTAAATCATTAGCGTCAATAACTATAGGAACTAGAATTATAGAAGACTCTATTGCTTGGGGATCTAAAAAAGGTTTATCAGATAAATGGAAAACAGCATTAGCATCATCAGGTATTGATGAAGCAATGGCTTCAAGAATAGCTAAAGAATTTAATAAACACGGAAAAAAATTTGAACATAATTATATAGCTAATACTCATATGTGGGATGATGTAGCAGCAGCTGACGCTTTTGGTGGAGCTTTAAATAAAGATATTAATATTACAATTGTAACTCCCGGATTAGGAGATACTCCATTATGGATGAGTAAAGAGCTTGGTTCTACAATAGCTCAGTTTAAAAAATTTGCTATGGCATCTACACAAAGAATGTTGTTTAGAGGTATGCAAGAAAGAGATCTAGATTTCTTATTTGGTTCTATGATGTTAATAGGATCAGGTATGATGATTGATGGAGTTTATCATAAAGTTAGATTCCAGAAAGATTATAATAAATTATCAATGCAAACTAAGTTATTAAATGCTTTTGATAGATCTGGATTAGCTGGAATTTATACAGATATTAACAGAGGTATTGAAGCATTAACTGATAATAGAATAGGCATTAGACCTATGCTTGGAGATAGAAAACCCTATGGCACTTCATTAAAATATAAAGGTTCTTTATTAGGGCCAAGTGCTGGTCAATTAATGAATATTATGGATATTGTATATGATGTAGGAGGCAATCAATACGATCACTACACAGCTCGTAATGTGCGTAGATTAGTTCCGTTTCAGAATGTATGGTATCTAGATTGGTTATTTGACGACATCGAAAAAGGACTTAGATAAATTATGGCTATAACAATATCAGATACTACACCTAGAGTGCAATATACTGCAACAGGAGGACAAACTACTTTTGCTGTAAATTTTGAATTTTTTGCTAATGCAGATCTTAAGGTTTATAATGGTAGTACATTATTAACTTATGATGCTTCCCCTTCATCAGCTTCTGAATATTCGGTAACAGGAGCAGGTGTTACTGGAGGAGGATCAATTACATTAGGTGGTGGAGCAACTGTAAATGATAAGATTACAATTTACAGAGATATGGCTATTGCTAGATCTACTGACTTTCCAACATCTGGAGCTTTTCAAGTAGAATCATTAAATGAAGAATTAGATAAACTTGCTGCTATGATACAGCAAGTAGAAACTGATACTAAATATTCTCCAAGATTTTCTACAACAACTACAACAGGATTTAATTTAACTTTTCCTAACTTAGTAGCTAATAAAGTTTTAGCTGCTAATTCAACAGGTACAGCTCTTACAATGGATCAAGAGCTTGGTACATTTAAAGGTAATTGGGCAGCTTCAACAGCTTATGTTGAAAGAGATATAATTAAAGATACTTCAAATAATAATATTTATTTATGTAATAGTGCACACACATCTTCAGGTTCACAACCAATTAGTTCAAATACGCATGTATCAAAATGGGATTTAATTGTAGATGCAGCAGCAGCTGCGACTTCAGCAACTAACGCAGCAGGTTCTGCGACAGCAGCAGCTAATTCTGCAAACGCTGCAGCAGGTTCTGCAACTACTGCTACGAATCAAGCAAACACTGCAACTTCACAAGCAAGTACTGCAACATCACAAGCATCAGCAGCAGCAGCTTCGGCAAATGCAGCAGCGGCTTCAGCAGCTTCAGCAGCTTCTCATTTAGATACTTTTGACGATTTATATTTAGGAGTTAAAAGTTCAGATCCAACAGTTGATAATGATGGTGACGCTTTAACTTCAGGAGATATGTATTATAACAATTCTTCTAATCAATTAAAAATTTACGATGGCTCTGTTTGGAGATTGGCAGCTGTCGATACAACAGCATTTGCACAAGCAGGTTTTGCTATTGCAATGGCGGTGGCATTATAATAAGGAGGACAAATGGCACAAAACTTTAGAAACCAATTAACTCATACTGCAATAGGTACTTCACCTGTAGATATATTAGCACAGGCAGATACATATGATGCAGTAGTTGGTATTCGTTTAGTTAATGTGGCTTCTTCTGCTATTAATGTAGATTGTTATATTGTTAATAGTAGTAATAATACTTACTTAATTAAAAATTGCCCATTACCTGCAGGAAGTTCTATTGAGCTTATTGATGGTGGTGCAAAGGTAATTTTGAAATCAGGTGATAAGATTACTGCTAAAAGTGATACAGCAAGTTCATTAAATACAGTAGTTAGTTTCATTGACAACATTAGTTCATAGGAGGATAAATGGGATATATAGGATCAGCACCAGCAGCTCAAGCATTAACAGGAGCTGACATACAAGACGGATCAATTTTATTAGCTGATATAGCACAATCAGCTAGAGATGATCTTGGTAATACAGATTTATATGGTTTTAAAAAAACTAATGGAACAGGTAATCAATTAGAAGATTTAGTTATGACTTATACTAATGGAGCAGATGATATTAGTACTGCTACAAATGATGGAACACAAACAGATTTATATGATGAAAGTTTTTTTAGTAAAAAAGGATTATCATTTTCAGTTAACTCAGATGGGGAGCTTTTAGTTACAGTATAATGGCATTAACAAGAATAGGAAATCAAGCAATAACTTTAGATGCAAATGAAATACCAAGTCTTCCTGCATCTAAAATAACTTCTGGCACTTTTGACAATGCTAGAATTGCAGAAGCAAGTGTAACTCAACATGTTACAGCAACAGATTTACAACCAGTTAAATCAGATATATCTGCTTTAGCTTTAAGAGAAGCTACTAACGAAAGTTCAGCAGCTTTTAATTTACCAAATCAATTTATAGATACTTTTGCTACAGATGTATTAGGAACAAAGACAAATGTAGCAGTAGATACAGGTGGATATGTTTCATCAATAACTCCTGCAGGATTTGCTAGTAATAGTGCAGCTTTAAAAACTAATTTAAAACACCTTTATACATTTGATAATTCTGTAACAGATATGATGGGTAACCAAAATTTAATTAATTCTCCTGATGGAAGTTCAAATATTACATTTAATTCAAGTACAAAAAAATTAGGTACACATTCAGCATATTTTGATGGTAACCAATATACTGAATTTGGATTTGACAATGGTAGTGGTTCAGCAGGAGTACCTTATTATCACACTAACAATACTAATGGTTCTTTTCCACCTGCAGCTTTATCAATAGCTTATTGGGTTTATTGGACACCTGACAATAGTTCTTGGAATATGATTTTAGATGGGTATAGTCAAAGCACTTCAGCAAAAAGAAATTATATATTTGGAACACAAGATGACTCTACTGATGGAGTACACGACAAATTTGCAGTTTGGGATGGCTTAGATACTAACTGGGGTAATGCTCAAGATGGTGGTAATTCAACAACTTCAGGTACAATATCTCAAAGCACTTGGACACACATAATTCAATCTTTAACTTCAACTAAAAAACAAATATTTATAAATGGTACTTTATCATCTACTACAGGTACTTATGGATTTGGGAGTGATGGAACTGGTACTCATGTTAGAATAGGTGGTAGAAGTGGTAGCTCTAGTTATCAATTTAAGGGTTATTTAGACCAATTTTGCATATGGGATAGAGAAGTAACTCAAACAGATGCTAATAATCTTTACAATTCAGGAAGTGGAAATCTTTTTAGTGCATCTTCAGCAAGTGCAACTGGTACAGCTATTCAAGCAGCTAACACAGTTGGTTCTGCTAAAACAAAAGTTGGTGGAACAATGCTTTACAAAGACAATCAAGGAACTTGTACTCTAGGAACAGATTTAAAAATATATTTTACCTGTGATAATTCAAATTGGACAGAAGCATCAAGCTATACTGCAATTACACCTGTTTATTCTACAGGAATTAAACAAGTAAGATTAGGTGAAACTACTTGTACTTCTGGTACAGATGTAAGATACAAAGCAGTTTGGGCTAATCAATCAGAAGGTTCTAAAGAAACTCAATTACATGGAATAGGAGTTAATTACTAATGCCTTATGTAGGACGACCAATAGATGCAGGAGATTTTAAAGTAATAACTTTAACTGAATCCTTTGATGGAAACAGAGTAGATTTTACAATGTCGGAGTCAGTAGGAACTCCTCATCAATTATTAGTTATATTATCAGGAGTACTACAACATTGGAATGATGCATTTTCTGTAGATGGTACTACGCTTACATTTAGTTCTGCACCTGCAAATGGTGAAACAATTAAAATCTTAAAATTAGGATCTGTATTATCACCTAATGTACCTGCTTCTAATACAGTAGGAGTAGCTCAATTATCTACATCTGGTATTGCTGCTGGAAAAGTATTTAAAGTTAATGATGGTGGAAATGCTTGGGAACTTGGAAATGCAAGTAGTGCTGAGATTTATATATTTAAAAAAAATGGCAATAATCTAAATGTCACTACTACTAATGGAGGACAAGATAATATAACAAATGCTGTATATTCAGCAGCTGATGATAAAATGTTCGCAGCTAGTGGGTTCACTTGGAGCGTTAATGCAAGTGGAAATTTGATAGCAACTGTATAATGTGCGTTTTATTATATATAAACAATAACTAAAAAAGGGGTAAATTACTTATTATGGCCACAATAGATTTAGGAAAAATTAAATTAGTATGGAGAGGTACTTACGCAGGTGGTACAGCTTATACTGTTGATGATGTAGTACAACATACAGACAACGGTTTAACATCTTCGTTTATATGTACAACTAACTCAACAGGAAATGCTCCTTCAACAGGAGGTTCGGTTCACGGCTCTTGGGCTTATTTAGCTAAAGGTGGTACAGCAGGAACAGATGTAGGTACTACTTTAACAACTCAAGGTGATGTTTTATATAGAGATGGTTCTGGTTTGCAAAGATTAGCAAAAGGAACTGCAGGACAAGCATTACTTATGAACACAGCAGCTAATGCTCCTGAATGGGGAACAATGGCTTCTGACTTTGTAAAAATAACTTCTCAAACTTTAGGTTCACAAACTGCAAACTGGAGTTTAGATGGTTATTTTGATAGCACTAAATATAAACATTATAAAATCATTGGACACAATTTTGAAGTATTACATAATGGTGGTTGGATAAGAGCATATTTTAATGTAGGTGGCTCAGCATCACAAGCACAAGATTATTCTTGGACTTTGGCATCATCTTACAGCTCATCTCTTGGCAATCAATCAGAAAATGGTAGAACAAATGGATTTATAATTGTTCAAAACTCTACTACAAGTTATAAAAATGGTTCTTTTGAATTGTTAATGTATGATGTCCATAACGCAAATGTTTGGAAAGCCTTTACTTTACTTTCAACTGGTTGGGATGGAAGTTCAGCTAGACACTCAACAGCTGGAGGTGGACACAGAAACCATACAGATGTTTTAACAGGAATAACATTTACAGATAACAATGGTAATAATATTGCGGGTGGTACTGTAGAAATTTATGGAATTAAAGGATAAGGAGAAAACATGTCAAAAATAACTATACATAGACCAGAAGGAATAGAAGAAAGAGAAATGACACCAGCTGAACAAGCAGAATTTGATAAAGTTCCTGCACAAGGTCAAGCATTTGATGATGCAGTACAAGCTCAAAAAGATTTAAAAGCTAGTGCTAAAGCAAAACTTGTAGCTGGAGAACCTTTAACAGATGAGGAGGCAGACACTATAGTCTTGTAATATTATGGCAACAGTAAATCTAGGAAGAATTAAACCAGTATTTAGAGGAGCATATTCAGGATCAACTGCTTATGTTGTTGATGATATTGTAACTCATGGAAACGAATCTTTTATATGTATTCAAGCTCATGGAGCTGGTACACAAGCAACATCCCAAACATCTTATTGGACTAAACTTGCAGCTAAAGGTACAGATGGTACTGATGTAGGTACTACAATAACTACACAGGGAGATATATTATATCGTGATGGAAGTGGATTACAAAGATTAGCAAAAGGCACAGCAGCACAAGTTCTTAAAATGAACACAGCAGCTAATGCACCAGAATGGGGCAACTTATCTTCTGATTTTGTAAAAATAGATAGTGGTAGTTTTTCAAGTGTGGGTTCTGTAGATTTAGATGGAACTGCAAAATGGGGAACATCAGGTACTTATGCTAGACATTTTATGGTATTTTATAATATGGTTTTTTCTGAAAGCACAGATATTTATGGCAGACAAATTGATAGTGGAACAGTTAATACTGGCGGAAGTGTTTATAGTTCAGCAGTTTCACAAAGAAATTCAGGAAACACATCTAATAGTGCAGGTGCTGTAGATGCAGGTTCAGCTATGAAATTTACTCACGACCAATTAAGAGGAGCAAATAATGGTGCGAACACTCATAGTATGGAATTTACAATTGGTGGTATGCACAAAGTAGGTTCAAGTGGGTCTAGCGACCAATTACAAATTATTTACCACAGTACAGGTTCTAACCAAGATGGTAATGGTAGATTAATATTACACCAAGCAGGGGCTATGACTCCTGGTAGTGATGGTTCTAATACTACTAGAACAGGTCTACGAATTTATTGGAACAATGGTACTGCAAGTGGAAATTATGTAATCTATGGAATGAAAGTATAAGGAGAATAAATATGAAAAAATATGATGGTAAAAATAGTGTTGAAATGACTGCTGAAGAAGAAGCAGTTTTTAACGAATGCTTAGCCGAAGATAAAATTATGGACAATGCTTTCAAACAAGCACAAGCAGATAAAGAAGCATTAAAAGATAGTGCTAAAGCTAAACTTGTAGCAGGTGAAGCTCTTACACAAGAAGAAGCAGATACAATCGTACTATAAGTGAGTTTTCTATAACTCTTAAACATCCTACTACAATAGGATGAAATTTATTTTAGTTTTACAATTATGTTCAAGTGTGGCTTTAGAATGTATGCCACCTATTAAAGCTAATAATATATTATATGACAGCTGGTATGACTGTGGTAAAGCAGGATATAAAAGTGCGTATAATATTATGGAACAATCTAATAAGATTGACATTAATAAAGCCAAGACACTGATTCAGTTTCGTTGTATAGAAGTTGTAGCTAAAGATACATAGGAAAGTATATGTTTAAAGGACATAGAGTTATTGTCGTTGGTGATGCTCACGACTCTCCAAAGATTCCTCAAGATAGATTTAAATGGATTGGAAAACATATTAAACAATCTAATCCAGATTATATAATTCAAATAGGTGATTGGGCCTCATTTGATAGTCTAAGTTATTTTCAAAAAAATCATACACAAGCAGGTAAATTAAAAGATGCTTATATGGAAGACATAGAATCTATGCGTAGATCTATAGACTTATTAGATAAACATATTGATAATGATTTAATTCCTAGACATTGTACATTCGGTAACCACGAACAAAGAGTTTATAAGTTTGAAGAAAATATTCCTGAGATTGCAGGTATGATGAAGAAAGAATTACATAATTCTTTTACATCTAGAAATTGGAAAATTTCTCCATACGGAGCTTTTAAAAGAATAGCTGGAGTTTCATTTACACATTGTCCTCTTAACATTATGGGTAAAGAATATGGAGGGAAAAATTGTGAAATTCAAATAGCTAATGATGCGACAAATGATATTGTTTTTGGGCATACTCATAAATATAGGGATTGGAAAGCTCCTAAAATAGGGGATAGAAACTTTGTAAGAATAGTTAATGTCGGATGTGCGTTGCCATTTGGGCATGTTGAGGAGTACGCTAAGTTAAACCTCACAGGTTGGAGTTGGGGATTAGTTGAATTGGGGATCTGGGATAATCATATTCAAGAATCTCAATTTATATCAATGGATAGGTTGGAGAAAACATATGGGTAGAATAAGACAAATTTGGAAAAAAATTAAAGTGGAAATTAGTTTATGGAATAAGAAATTTGTAAGCTGGTTATTCGATTGGAAAAATGGAACAAAGAGATAAGACAGATACTATTGTAGTGCATTGTTCACAAACACCTAAGTCTATGGACATTGGTGTAGAAAAAATTCACGAGTGGCATGTCATCCAAAATAAATGGGAGGATGTAGGTTACCATTGGATTATAAAACGAGATGGAACTATAGAAGCTGCTAGACCTGAAGACATGATGGGTGCTCATGCACCTGTTGCTAATCATAGATCTATTGCAATTTGTTTAGTTGGAGGATCTAAAGATGATGGTAAAGGTTGGGAAAATAATTTTACTGATGAACAGTTTGAATCTTTAAAAAATAAAATAACAGACATTCAAGACAGATATGAAATTACACATATCATTGGACATCGAGATGTTGATGACAGAAAAGAATGTCCTTCATTTGATGTAGAGGAGTGGGCAAAAGATAATGGCTTGGTTTAGTTTAGCAAAGATAGCTTTACAAGCTGGTGGTAAAATATATGCCAACAGACAAAAAGCAAAAGTAGCAATGTCAGATGCACAACTACTTCACGCAGAACGACAAGCTCGAGGTGAAGAAGAATACCAGGGCAAACTTTTAGAAGCTCGTCAAAACGACTACAAGGATGAATTTGTTCTCGTAATTATTTCGGCCCCCATAATTGTGTTAATGTGGGCAGTGATGAGTGATGATCCTGCTGCTATGGAAAAAGTAAAACTTTTCTTTGAATATTTCCAGTCGCTTCCGTCATGGTTCACAAATCTTTGGATCCTTGTCGTTGCTTCAATATTCGGTATCAAGGGTACACAAATATTTAAGAACGGTAAAAAGTAATGGCAAAGAAACCTATTCAAGTATCTTCTGAATCAGGTGTATCTATGCCTATTAAGAATTTAATTTCTATAATTGGGGCAGTTGCAATTGGTGTATGGGCATACTTTGGAGTAATAGAAAAATTAAATACTCATTCAACTAAATTAGAATTATTTGAAAAAGATCTAAGTCAAAATACAGAATTTAGAATTAAATATCCAAGAGGTGAATTAGGTCAGTCATCTGGAGAAGCGGAGCTCTTTATGCTTGTGGAACATATGGCAGGATTAATAGAGGGTATGGAAGAAGAATTAAAGAATATGAGAAACAATAAAGTTAATATAGATTTTTTAAAAGAACAAGTTGCAAAACTACAGGTTGATGTAGAGAAATTAATTAGAAACGGAAATGGAGCACACTAATGATAGAAATGGTATTTGCACTTTTACTTTTACAAGATCATAAAATTATAGAACACCGTTATCACGATTCGTTATCCAGTTGTTTAAAATCTAAGCGTTACGCTATGAAGGATAAGAGTCCTAAAGATAGAGTGGTATATAAATGTATTCAATCTAAAGCTAACATAGAAGTATATATGGGTGAGAAAAAAATCTTATCACTAATAATGGAGTAACAATGACAATACCTGATATGATATCTAAAATACAAATCTGGTCTTTACATTATAGAACTGAAATAGTGTGGTGCACTATTGGTTTTATAGTTGGTTCAATTATTTTTTAAATGAAGCGTAAGCGTACTTACAAGTATTTGAAAGAACACGCTACAGATATTACATTTGAAAATGAAGTTGATAAAGACTTCTTGAATGACCTAGCTAACAATACACCTAACGAAGGACAATTCGGTGAAGAAAAAAACTTGGATAAAGAAAAAAAGAATAATAACCGTAGTAGGTGATTGTAAATTTTGTGGTAAAGAAATTATTAATACAGATAGCTTTGTAGTGTTCGCTACCAAAGAACCAGCTCATTATCAATGTATGAAGCTAGAAGACGAAAAACAGCAAAAAGACCCTAGACACAACCAAGATTAGTATTTTAAAGCTCCATATCTCAACGGAGAATGCGATTGGAGGCATAATGCGGTACTTGGGTACCCCCTAATTTAACCTATGCTGTATGGCTTTCTAATGCAGTTTATTGCCTGATTCAATAAAGTCCTCTGATTCCAACTGAGCTAATGCTGATTTGAGTAAAAGAATAGAGAACTTTCTGGATCTATAGATATCAGCTATGTTCATAACACTTGAAATTAGAGCTACTTGGATTTGATCAATGTTAGTTCCTTTGAAAACTTCAAGAGCAACTTGTTGCATTACCTCATCGGTACTACGAACACATTTTTCAATGTCAAGATCTCTCCTTTTTAAGATATCTTTTAAGTCCATGCGGTAACGATATTTAACATTAATAAAAAAATAAACTCACATTATAAAGAAGGCGTTCCCTACAGCCAATAGGTTTGGTATAAACGCCTTCCCGAAGTTGTAAAAGATTCCACAAAATGTAGAACCATTACAATTAAAGGATATTTATTTGGGAGATTAACACCCATATAGGTAATCCATTTAAACCTATCTAATAGCTTTGATCTCAAGTATATGCATACTCCTGTTAATTCAGGTTGACCTGGAATAAATTTAATCAGACTTCTCAGGTAACGATACCCTTGGGCCTGT